CAAAAGATTCGGAAAAGGCGGCTAAAGAAACAGAAGCAATTAGTCCAGATGATTTTATAGATGATCCACAAAAAGCAATTAATAAGGCTGTTGAGAATCATCCATCAATCAAAGAAGCAAAAGAAAGTGCTAAAGCTATGAAACGTTCTGAAACTCTAGCAAAGATACAACAAGAGTTTCCTGATGTTCAAACTGTAGTACAAGATCCTAAATTTGCTGAATGGATTAAAGCCTCACGAGTTAGAACTGAATTGTTTACACGAGCAGAAGTAGATTATGATTTTGATTCTGCTAAAGAATTATTAGATACTTGGAAAGAGAAACAAAACATCTCTAAAAAAGTAGCTGAAACTTCTAAAGTAGATCGAGAACAACAATTAAAAGCTGCAGATGTAGGTAGTAATAGTTCTACAAGTGAACCTGTTTCTAAAAAGAAATATCGTCGAAGCGATATTATTAAACTTATGCAAACCGATCCAGATCGTTATGACTCCATGTCTGAAGAGATTATGACAGCATACAGAGAAGGACGGGTTATTTAACTTTTAGAAAGGAATTATTATGGCATTAGGTTCAAATCATGTAACCAATACTACTGCCGCTACTTTTATCCCTGAGATTTGGTCCGACGAGGTTATTGCTGCTTACAAAAAGAATTTAGTAACAGCTAACCTTTTCAAAAAAATCTCTTTTAAGGGTAAAAAAGGCGACACACTACACATCCCTAAACCAACACGTGGCAATGCTTCTTTAAAAGCAGCTGAAACTCAAGTAACATTGATTGCAGCTACTGAAACAGAAGTACAAGTAAACGTAGATAAACACTACGAATACTCACGTTTGATTGAGGATATTACAGAAGTACAAGCACTTACATCTATGCGTAGATTCTACACAGACGATGCAGGTTATGCTTTAGCAAAACAAGTTGATACTTCTTTAGTTCAACTAGGTCGTGGTTTTAATGCAGGAGCAGGTACTGCTGCTTATGATAAAGCGTTTGTTGGTTCAGATGGTTCAACATTATATGTTGCAGCTTCTAACAACGAAGCAGCTTTAACAGATGCAGCTATCCGTAGAACAATTCAACGTCTTGATGACAATGATGTTCCAATGGATGGACGTTTCTTATTAATCCCACCATCAGCAAGAAACACATTAATGGGTTTAGCTCGTTATACTGAACAAGCCTTTGTAGGTGAAGTAGGTAATAACAACACAATCCGTAATGGTGAAATTGGAAATCTTTATGGTATTCCAGTATTTGTTTCTTCTAATTGTGATACAACATCTGGCTCAGGTGCTGCTCGTGTAGCATTAATGGGACATAAAGACTCAGCTGTTTTAGCTGAACAAGTTGGTGTTCGTTCACAAACACAATATAAACAAGAATACTTAGGTACTCTTTACACTGCAGATACTCTCTATGGTGTTAAAGAACTACGTGATGACGCTTGTTTTGCATTAGCAGTTCCTGCTTAATGTTTGGAAGTCCCCCGTTCTGGGGGACATTCCTTTACTTAGGAGATACAAATGATATTTAAATGTAAAAAAACAGGTAATACAGTAGAGTTTACAGCCGAACATGATGTAGTGGCTATGAAACAACATCCAGATTATGAAGTCGTAGAAGAACACAAAAAAGAAACCAAAAAGAAAAAAACATTCTTTAGCTCAGAGGACTAATAATGGCAATTTATCGAGGTCCAGGTGGATCAGGTGATGCTACTACTGATGCCCAAAATGAAGGAACTATAGCTAGTAATAAAGCCACAGAAGCGGCTGCTAGTGCTACTGCTGCTGCCTCTAGTGCAACGGCAGCTGCGACTTCAGCAGCAAACGCTGCTACATCAGAAACAAACGCATCTACCTCTGCTAGTAGTGCAGGTTCATATGCTTCTGCAGCTGCTACCTCTGCAAGTAATGCTACTACTTCTGAAACTAATGCTAGTGCTTCAGCAAGTGCTGCTGCAACTAGTGAAACCAATGCAGCAACATCCGAATCTAATGCTTCAACCTCAGCAACTAATGCTGCAACATCAGCTACTAATGCCTCTACATCCGAAACAAATGCAGCATCTTCAGCTACAGCAGCAGCAACTTCTGCAACCAATGCAGCATCTTCAGCAACTGCAGCAGCGGGTTCTGCAACTACTGCAAGTACTCAAGCATCTAATGCAGCCACTTCTGCAACTAACGCAGCAGCTAGTGAATCTGCAGCAGCCTCTAGTGCAAC